ATAACAGCTCTTATTAAAGCTGCTTGTGATCTGCAGGAACAAGTTGATGCTGTAGTTGCTGAACTACTTGTATTAAACGCTAACTATGATGTAGACTGTTTAACAGGAGTTACATCCACTTCAGATACACATGCTGTTCTTCAAGCAGTTATTACAAAGCTTTGTGATTTAGATGTAGAGCTTGCAGCTCTTGCTTTAGATGTTGATACTAACTACGTAAAGCTTGCAGACCTTAACAGTTTGATTGCTGCTTACATTGCTAGCACAAGCGCATCTGGTACAAAGTATTACACTAGAATGGTTCCTTATACAGTGGTTGAATACTACGGATTGCTTACAGGAAACTTTGATGTAACAGGTGCAGGACTAAACGATTGGGAAAAAATATACCTATGTAATGGATTAAATGGAACACCTGATAAACGTGGTAGAGTTCCTGTTGGTGTTATTGTTGGTGTAGGTGGTGGTGCTATGAATCCTGCAGTGGATCCAGCAACTCCTACAAACCCTAACTATGCTCTCAATGGAACAACTGGTGCCAACACTGTAACACTCAACACTTCTCAGCTTCCTTCGCACACGCACGTAGCTACTGTAACAGACCCTGGACACACTCATTTTACATTAGCAGATGTTGTTGATACAACTGGTGTTCTTCCAACAAATACAACAAGTATTGCAAAAGAAAGCACCTTTGGTTCTTCGCAAGAAGAATATGCAATGCGTTCTTCTGCAATTACAGCAGCAATTTTAGGTTTGTCAAGTTCTAATACTACAGGAGTGAGCGTTACAAATGCTGCTGCTGGTAGCGGTGGTGCACACAGCAACATTCAGCCTGTCCTTGCTTGTTATTACATTATGTACATTCCTTAACAAATAAACTCTAAATAAATGGCATGTGTTCCAGGTTCACCATGTAATCCATTGGTTGTCAACACTGTATATCCAAGAAAGTGTAACAACGGATGGTTTGCTGGCTATCCAATATCAACAAATTTAATATGTTACAATGGTCCTACACTACCTAATTCAGGAGTGGAAACTGGTGACAATTTGAATGTTGTTTTAGAAAAGCTTGATAATGAGCTTGATCCTATCATATTAGCCCAAACATTATTACAAACAATTGCAACAAACGTTTCTCTTCTTACAGCCTTCTGTCAGATTGTAAATGGTTGTGTGGCTTATACAACTACCACTACAACTACTGCTGCACCATAAATTATCAAAAACCCTGTTTTGTTGGTTTTACAGGGTATCTCCTGGGGTTTCTACCCTGGGAGTTTTTTGTTTAAATTATAACCAACTTGGTTATTATAGATAACTTATTTAATTAAATAAATTTGGAGAATTTCAAAAATAGTTTGTATCTTTGTTGTAATTTTAACTAAAATCTAGTCCAATGGTAGGGAACCAGCATCTATTAGAACAGTTGCAACAAATGCTAAACTGGAAAAAAAGCAAGAAGTTTTACGCAGAAAAGCTAGGGATTACAGAAGATGAGGTGGATGCGTTGTTAAAGGAAATTAGAAAAAGTGAATTGTTGAGGAATGAAGCAGAGGTTTCGAATTACATAGATCAGCTTGAAGAAGCTGTTGTAAGGTTTGAAGAAGATTTAATTAAGGGTACAGGTGAGATAGTGTTCAATAGCCCAGAAGAAATTCGTTCTCTGGAGGATCTTATTGAAAAGTGTAAGATTGATACAAGTAAGTGGGAAATAACTAAATATGTCCAGAACTACTGGGGTAATGGTGAAAATCCACATTGGCAAGTGAAAGCTTGGCTTGGTAAGAAAACCAATAGTCAAATATTTCAGAATGCTTTTGTAGATTTCTTGAATGAATACAAACCATGTTCTCCAGATATCCTTGCTCCTAAATACAATTTTGGAAAAATCGAGGCTTGTCTTGTGATTAATAAACAAGACTCACATCTTAACAAGTTTGACGTTTATGGTGATAACAATATAAACGATAGATTTGGTGGCATACTTGAGAAGGTGGAAATAATTTTGAACCAAGCTACTCTGTCAAATAATCTCGAAAAAGTAATTTACATCATTGGATCGGATGAGTTTAATAGTGAGTTCACAAACACTACAACAAAAGGAACTCCACAAACTAACATCCTAACATATCATGATTCTTTCCAAAGGATCTGTGAATATGAAGTTCAGATGATCTCTCTTTTGTTACAGAACGCAAATAACGTAGATGTTGTATATGTAGCAGGAAACCATGATGAGTATGTAGGATGGCATCTAACAACATGGTTGCAAACCTACTTCAGAAGCACTGATAGGTTAACCTTTGATTGTTCTCCTAGATATAGAAAATACATAAGCTTTGGAGAAAGTGCGTTAATGTTTAACCATGGTGATGCATTGAAGCCAGCAAAGCTAGCTGCAATCTTCCCAATGGAATATAGAGATGAATGGTCCTATCATACTAAGTTCTACATATTTACAGGAGATAAACACCATGAGTTAAGTCAAGATTTTAATGGAATTAAGTTTTATCAAATTCCAGCTTTCTCTAATGCTAAAAGTTCATGGGATGAAAAGAACGGATACACGTGTGCGAAAGCTGAAGTTACTGCATTCCTTATAGACGAAAATGATGGAATGACAAACATATTCAAACAATACTTATAATGTCAACATTAAGAAAATTAGTTTCAGATGTACGCTCAATGCATAAGCTTCTGTCCACGGACAGTCTTATCACTGATAGAGCTATTGCTTCTGAAGTTAAGAACAACTCTCTTTTACTAATTAAAAGAGAAACAAATCTCAGGAAGCTTTGGGCTACTGATACTTTGTTCACTACCATTCCTTGTTTAGAAATGGTAGAAGTTCCTATTTCCGAATGCTGTGATTTTGTAGACCCTTGTAATGTAGCAAGGAGCAGATATAAACTCCCTCGTATATCAGAAGGTAATTATCAATACCTTATTCAAGGTGTATATTCTATTAATGCTTTGAGTGGAAGAGGAACCAAGTTTAAAGAAATCACAGTGAACAGGTATGTTAACTTGATTAAGCTTCCAATTATAAAAAGAGAAACCTACTACTGGATAATGAATGGGTATCTATATGTTAGTAACCCACTCCTTCAGACGATAAGGATCTCTGCTTTATTTGAGGAAGAGATTCCTAATGAGATAATGTTTCCAGAATGTGATTGTGGAAAAGAATATACAAACGAAGAATGGTGCAAGAATCCATTGGATAAACCATACGCTGTTCCTGGGTATTTAGAAAAACAAGTTTTAGAACTTACTTCACAAAAATTGTTAGCATCCTATTTTAGAATCAAAACAGACATGACCCAGGATGGAGTGGATGGTCAAGCACCGAATGCTAAACCAACTAACTAATGAGAGTAAAAATAGACTGGAGAAGTTCAAGCAGAGAAAACTACAACAACTTCTGTAAGAAACATCCTGAGGTGAAGATTTCATTCGATGAGTGGAAAAACATTGTTTACACATTCAACGAGTCTTTCAAAAATTACATACTAGAAACTGGAGAGCGAGCAAAGCTCCCTTTTGGATTTGGTGAGTTTTCTATCAACAAAAAGAAGAGAAGAAAGATGAAAGGTGTTGATGGGAAAGAGTTTGTCAATCTTCCCATAGATTGGCCAAGGACCAAAGAGAAGGGAAAGGTTATTTACAACTTCAACTATCACACAGAAGGTTACTTCTTTGGATGGGTGTGGTTTAAAGAAACAGCTAGACTCAAGCATACAGATCTTTGGTACTTCAAACCATCAAGAACTACCTCCAGACTTCTATCCCACTACATAAAAACCAACGAGAAATATCAACATATTTATCGTGAATGGAAAAAATAATATAGATGTCAAATTACTACAGATATAATTTTGTTAGCCCAGAACCAGTCTACTCTACTGTTAAGGAGGAACTTAAATCCTACTTTGATACAGGAGCAGTGGATGACTTAATGTTCCCCACCTACCTAGACAAATGTCTTAGAAAGTTAGGAAGAGCAACTTATGTAATCAGCGAACAAATATTGTATATTGAAGACTTTGAAGCTAGGCTTCCAGATAACTTCTTTGCTGCAAGGGAAGCTTGGATGTGTACAGAGATTCCTCAAGATCCTTATCAAACACCAAACTCTTTTTATTCACAGGCAGTTGATCAAACCACTATACAGGTTAGTCCTGTTATTTCTGGAGGTCAGCCTTGTACCAATTTCAATTGTACAACAGGATGTCCTGAATGTATGCCTGAACTTATCCAAGCTGTATATAAGACCAATCAACAAATGACTAGATCTTTTCAAAGGTCGTATTTGTTGAAACCAGGAACAATATCTGCAAGAGGTAATTGTGATGTTAGTTATACAGACGCTTGGGAATTTGTAAGTGCTCCTGCACCCTTGCGTGAGTTCACTCCTGGATCTGCAGGATATTATTCATTTGACGTAAGAGGTAATAAATTTGTTACCAACTTTAGAAATGGTGTTGTACATCTTATATTTTATTCTACAGCATATGATGGTAATGCTAACCAAATGATTCCAGATAACTATCGTATTA